TCAATTGCGCGACTGCAGCTTCGACAGCAGGCGCAGGAACTCGATGTACAGCCACACCAGCGTCACCATCAGGCCGAATGCGCCGTACCACTCCATGTGCTTGGGCGCTCCGTGCTCGACGCCGCTCTCGATGAAGTCGAAGTCCAGCACCAGGTTCAATGCCGCCACCACCACCACGAACAGGCTAAAACCAATGCCGATCAGGCCCGAGTCGTGGATGAAAGGGATGCGCACACCGAACAAGCCGAGCACGATGGTCGCCAGATATACCAGCGCGATGCCGCCAGTGGCTGCGACCACACCCAGCTTGAAGTTCTCGGTGGCCTTGATCATGCCGCTGCGGTACGCGAACAGCAGCGCGAACAGGGTGCCGAAAGTGAGCAGGACGGCCTGGAACACGATGCCGTTGAAGCGTGCTTCGTACACCGCCGAGATCGAGCCGAGGAAGAAGCCTTCGATCAGTGCGTACAGCGGCGCCGTAATCGGTGCCCAGGTCGGCTTGAAGCTGGTGGCCAGTGCGAACACCAGGCCGCCGATCGCGCCGGCGATCATGTAGATACGCGCGACGGGCAGCGGCATGCCATCGGCGCCGATCGATTGCGACCAGGCGAAGGCGGCCGTGATCACCGCCATCAGCAACAACGCGCCGGTCTTGTTGACCGTGCCGTTGAGGGTCATCGCCTGGCCGTCGCGGGTGACGACCGAGCCGGAGCCGGAGTCGAGGAATGTGGATTCCCGAAGGGCAGGGTTACCGCTACGCATGCGTGTTCTCCATGAAAATAGTGCTCACCCTACTGGCGAACGTTGTTGCGAGGATAGCTGATCGGTCAAGTTGCACAGGGTGATTGACAGCGAGGCCAATCGTTCCCAAAATAGCCGACCTTTCGAGCCTTCGGGATTGAAAGGTCCCGCCGGGGTATAGCGCAGTCTGGTAGCGCGCCTGCTTTGGGAGCAGGATGTCGGGGGTTCGAATCCCTCTACCCCGACCATTCCGAGCTTTCGACGGCGTGGGAATGCGAAGTTCGGTCCGGGCGCCCGTAGCTCAACCGGATAGAGCACCGGCCTTCTAAGCCGGCGGTTACAGGTTCGAGTCCTGTCGGGCGCGCCATCGGCGGTACGGTAGGAAGCAGGTTTTCAGTGGTGGCTGTAGCTCAGCTGGTTAGAGTACTGGATTGTGATTCCAGATGTCGGGGGTTCGAGTCCCCTCAGCCACCCCACTGATGACGAGAAATTGCAGGTATGTTTGACCCGATGTGTCACAGGGTGTTGCAACAAAGCAAAAATGCACATACAATGTGCGACCAGTTTCAGGGCCGTTAGCTCAGTTGGTAGAGCAGTTGACTCTTAATCAATAGGTCCAAGGTTCGAATCCTTGACGGCCCACCAATTAAAACAGCCACTTAGCGCAAGCGAAGTGGCTGTTTTTCTATAAGCCGGGGAAATCGTCGGGAAAATTCCCCCTGATTCGGGAGACAGGTGGATGTCCAGCACCAAGTCAAGGACGTTGAGGTACAAGAAGGCTGACTACTTGCAGAAAGGTGGTCAAGATTTGCAGATTCTGGTCCAGCAGGCCGTTACTCGCTTAGGCGGCGTGCAGCGTCGCGAGCAGATCGATGTTCAGCAAGGCACACGAACTGTTTTGACCGGTGTGCGGTCGAGCTTGGGTATGCTGGTTGGCAAACTGATGCTTTACACGCCAGGCCAACAACAGAAGTTCCTCGAGCTTGACGACACGACGCAGGACTACAAGCTTGATGCCCTACCGGTTGGAACGAGTGAAGGCGGGGCGCCCCGCGAGTTCGTTGAGTCGATTCTTTATGTTGCGATTTTTGAGCGACATGTGATGTTCATCGGCAGCACCTCGTTGAGATCGTCTCAGCTTGAGAGCCACCTCAACTGGCTTCTCAAAGAAGCTGAGTTGCTTGACCCAGAAGACTTTCTCTTTCTAGAAGATCAGCAATCTGAGAAGGCTGTAGCAGTCCTTCGAAGCACGCCCGTGAAAGCAATCGAAATTGGCGGTGAGATTGAGTTTGAGGAAACTGAACGAGTGGCGACTAAGCGCCGCACGAAAGATCGCGAAACTGAACCTGGTCACAAAATCATGAAGCCGGTTGGAGCTCTCGCCGACGCAGCAGCTTCAGTGTTTGGCCCCATCTTCGCTGATGCTAGCCTCAAATCTCCGCTTAAGCACAAGGAACATGTTGGGTTTAAGATGTCTCTGCAGTATCGGAACCGCAACAAGACGCGTGAGGGATATGAGTTGATGGATCAACTCGCAGTGTTTGGTCGCCATTTCGATGCAGGCGAGTGCGTAGTGCGTTTGGAAGGTGGCGGGCTGCTAGAGGGCGACGACATCAAGGTGGCTAGATCGCTCTCGTTTACGGTGTTGGCAGATGGGCGACTTGAAGAACCAGCAGTCTGGGAGGTTATCTACGAATGGCTGCAGTCCGCGATCAATGGGCAGGTAGTTGGGGCTTAGTCATGAGTGCGTACACTCACCACCGGGAAGGGGCTGCCCGCAACTTTTTGGTGATCCTTGCGGTGCTGGCTATATCTGCCGCATGTGCCGTTCTGTGTGTGCAAAAATTTGATCTTGCTCAGATCAGAGCGCTGATCGTAGCGCTCTGGCCTGTCTCAGGTTTGTTGTCAGGCGCTGCACTCGCTTTGCTTTACAAGCTCCTCGCCGATACAGCTTCGACTGGAAAGCTCGATCGTCGGCAGCGCTACGAGATCGATAAAATCGTGCGAGGCAAAGTCATACGATTGTGGCTACTCGTAGCTGCCGTGATCGCTCCCCTTGCATTTGCTTTGCTTAACGCACATCTAGGCGTTGGCAACGGTAAGCAATTCTTCATCGGGGCGGTAGGGCTGTCTGTGGCGAGCTGTCTTTTTTTCTTCATCTATGTGCCAGCTACGTGGCTGAACGTGCGTGATTTCAATGCTGAATTAGACCGCCAAAAGTCAGCAAGCGAGCAGGTGGCGGCAACTCTCGGCAGACTAAGAAAAGCTCAGAAAAGCGATTGAAATTGCCTACTCGTAGGGTTTATCGCCTTTTTGGTGGTTGAACTAGGGGTATGTCGTGAGCATAGCGATTGGTCATCTGCTGCGTGGCGTGACCGGCAGCCTCTTGCTTGTCGGCACGGGTACCGGCAGTGTCCGTGATGCCGCGATGCTTCAACCCATGCAAGCTAAACCGCTGTTCGGTCGTAATGACACCATCCTTGATGGCTACCGCAATCATCCGTTGCCAAGCGCTGTCGAGCGCAGACTTGCTGAGGGGCGTGCCCGACTGATTCACCAGCAGCCGGCGCCGCTCAGGTTTCATAGGCACGGGGCGCCCATACGCGTTCATTGCTCTTTGCCGATAGGCTGTCAGCCAGGCCCACGCTTGGCGAAGGTCGTCGTTCCAGGCGGTGACCGTATTGCGTGAGCCTTTGCGTCGGCTGCTCCGTATGCCTTCGGCTTCTGCATGTGCATCCGTCAAGTCGGTGACCTCGATACCGCGCAAACGTAGGTTGTAGGCGAGCAACATCACCGCGTGGAGATAGGGCGGCACACTGCCGCGTGTATGCGCCTTGAGGCTGCCGCGTTCGAGCGCAAAGGCCAGCACGGTGGCGAATACATCAGATTCGGGCATTTTGTGCTCACCGCGCTCCTTCGCCTGGCGGACCCCCTTGGCAGGGTTGTGCTCGCACAAGCCCATACGAATGCCCCAGCCGAAGGTGCGACGCAGGTAGCGCAAGACATGGTTGGCTTTGCTCGGGCGTGGTTCGATTGCGGGCTGCAGTTTGGTTGCTGGTCGACCTCCCGCGAGTGTTTCGACCAAGCGCTGCATCGCCGGCACGTTGATGCGCGCAATCTGCATCTTGCCGAGCAGCGAGCCATCCTTGAGCACATACGCAGTCGCTGTCTCGGCGCACCAGCGGTAATCCCGCTGTGTGTCCCTCGACAGCTCTGCAAATTCAGTGGACGCCTCGAAGCGTTCCGCGAGGTAAGCCAATGTGCCCCTGACCTCATTGCCGGCTGCGGCTTCAGCAATGCTGTGGAGCTCAGAAAGCCGGATATCAGCATGGGCGACCGTCCGCTTTCGCGGACGGCCTCCTTCTGGATGAGCTTCTAAGAGATACCAGCGGTTGTCTTCCCAATAGATGCCCTTGGGAAGGGCTGCTTGGTCAATATGCGCCGGAATAGCCGGGTTGAACTTCCGTTTTCTACCGCGTCCCATCAGATCAGCTCCATTGTGTTTGTCGTTTCTCCCTGGGCGCTATGCAGGCCAAGCGCGGCGTTAAGCGCGTCCACGGTTGTCCAAATGCCGCCGCGACCGTCGTATTTGTAGCGAATGCCCTGATCGCGTGCCCATCGCATTACCGTCGATGCACGGGGAGCAGGGCCGGCCGGCGCGCAGAGGCGACGCAGGTCCTCGAACGTGATCACCGGACTGCTCACGCGCCTTTCCCCTCGATCCACTCCCACCTGTGTCTCCATTGCTCGCGCATTTCCACGACGAGCAAGTCAGCAGCGGCGTAGCCGCGCTGAGCTGCAATGCGAACCCTCAGCTCTTGTACCTTGGCTGTATCCGTGTAGCCCTTCCGCAGCCAGTGACGTGCCTCGCAAGCCCTGCGGAACCCGTCCACATTTGCTCCATCGATCATCGCTGACGCGTGCCGGTGAATCGCAGGCCGAGCTGCACAACGTTATGGGCGCACGGCCGGGGCTCACGAGGCGTGCGGATGCGATGCGCACGCCTCCATTCGGTCATGGCCAACTCGAAGCTGGGATGCTTCTGCGTGCGCCCACACACGCACTCGATGAAATGCCCACCGCCGGCCTCGGGGCGGCGGGCGTCGAGCATGTGACGAGCCAGGTGGCCGCTCGTGCACGGCGGCAGAGGACTGTCGTGGTTGATCTGACGTTGCGTCACGGTACCTCCAGGCGCAGCACGCGTTCGGCGTCCCGAAGATGTTGCGCGGTGTCGGAGTCGATCCGGTCCAACGCTTGGGCGATGGTGTAGCCCATCTCGGCCAGCCAGTCGTGGCGATTCAGCACCAAAGCAGCTGTGAGCGCCTCCCCGGTGGACAAGGGGCCAGGCTGTCCCAAACGCGCTGCGGCGCGCGCAATCTCGATCGTGCGCTGCAGGTTCATGGCTGCGTCCTCCACGCGTCGCCGAGCTGGGCACGTGCTTCCTCGACACGCATGAGGCGCAAGACCCAGCGCACCGACCAGGTGCGGGCCTGCTGCTCGTTGCAGGTCAGGATCAGCTGCCCGGAAGACTCCAGGCGATCAGCGCGGACCGCGAACAACAGATCGTCCAGCTCGATGACCTCCTGCAGGCCGAGCTTTTGACACAGAGCCTCGGCGTTGAGCGATTTGCAGCTGCCCTGAGGGCCGAGAAGAATGACCGACTCAGCCATGAGCAGCCTCCCGCCGCACAGCCATGCGGGTGCGGCGACGCAGGCGCTGCGGCACCTGTCCAACGGCCAGGCCGGTCTGGGTGAGGCGCGGGCGGCGCGTTGTCCACAGCTTGTAGATCAACGCGCCACCGGCCGCCGGCGCCAGGACCACCACCAGGGCAAGCAACTCAACCATGGGCTACCTCCCGTGCGGCCTGCGCAACCGCAGCTGCAGCAGCTGCAGTCGGCCTGCGGGGCAACATGTTGGCCAGGTCAAAAGGGAAATCTAGGCCGTCCATGAACTCGGCCAACTCCGTGCTGATGCGGTCTTCCGCCGTGGTCCACAAACGGGGGCCGTCGATGAGCTTCCAGCCAGTACCGGTGCCGCGACGCCGCTCCCAGGACTGACGCACCTGGCGAAGCGGTCCCATGTTCAGGACGGCAGTGACCACGACCGCCCCATGTGTGACGTGCATGGTGATGGTCGCTGAGCAGTCGCCCATGCTGCGATCGTAGGCGATGCCGGCCGGCGTGCTAGCCTCCGCGTTAGGTCCGGTGCCCAAATCCCGCGAACGTGCTGCCGCGGCTGGACGTGTTCCAGTTTGCTGTTGCATATCGACTCTCCAAAGTTGCGTTGGTGGAGGGCCTTGGGGCGGTGTTCCAGCACCGCCCGCCGGCCCGCTGAAACGGGTTAGATCAGGTCGACGCCAGATGGCGGATTGCTGGGATCAGGCTCGCGCAGGCGCTGTGCGCCATTGAGGACATCCAGCAGCTCGTGGCGGATGTACTCGGCCACTGCTGCTGGTCCGTCGTGATTGATGCCTGCTTCGATCGCGATATCGTTGTTCAGCGCGGCAAGCAGCGCGGCCGCGTGGTAGGCACGCCAAAGCCGGTACTGCTCTTCTTCGCTGATCGAGAAATCAGCGTCTTCCGGCAGCTGTGCGTGTGGGCGAGTGGCGTCCATCAAGCCACCTCCAATGCGGGCATGCGCTCGATCACCCATCCCTGCAGGGCGGCGGCCTCGGCTTCCGGCATGACCACGTGCAACGAGCCGATGACCAGGCCGGTGCCGTCATCGACCGGGAACAACTCGCAAGCGTCTTCAATTGCGCTGCAGGCGAACATGACCGGCGCGCGATCATGCAGGCCATCTGCGTACAGTTCGGCCAGCACGTCGGTCTTCCGGATTTGCAGAAGCAGGTACACGCCGGGGGCCACGCGCAGCGTCTTATGCATGTCGCGCCGGCTCACTGGCGCACCTCGGCCAGATCGACATTGATGCCGGAAATGGCGGCCTCAACGTCGGCCAAGGTCAGCGCCTCGGGCGCTTTGCCAGTGGCCTGCAGCTTCGCCTGCAGGGCGAGCCAGGCGGCGTGATTCCAGTCGAGGGTGTCGGCGATCAGGCCGAAGTAGTGGGCGATCTGACGCGCGGCATTGGCCGGCGCTTCTTGAGCGTCGTAGGGCATGGTGGATTCCTTGAGTTGACTGGAATCCGCCACTGCCGAGGCTAATCGGAGGTGGCGGACGGCACGGGTTAGCCTTACCGGACTCAAGGAACCGGCGGGCCTTGCGGCCCCCACGTACCGCCCGCCATAGAACTGGCAGGCAAGCGCCCGAGCAAACGCAGGGCGACAAAAAAGCGCCTTGCATCGATCGATGGGCGCTGGTGCGCCTTGAGATATCAGGAGGCTAATCCCGGTCGCCGATTTTGCGGCGACTCGGTAATAGTTGCTCCGCTCCCGGTCGGAAGTCAACGAAAATTTCTCAAAATTTCCCACATGTGCGAGCGCGCTCATTTGGCAAACACCCAGCACTTCACGGTGGTGCCGACGCCGGTCAGATCGTCCTTGAGGACGGCGCTATTGACGGCCACGTTCGCGCCGATGAACTTGTGCCGGCGCGAATCTCCGAGCAGCGCACGCAGCACCTTGAGATCGGGCACGGCCTGGCTGAACTGCGCGGCCCGCGCCGCGAAGTGATTGAGATTGATCGCGATGCGCTGCGCGTCGCGGCTATGGTTGACGACGGCTTTACCGTGGCCTGTGGCTTCGAGGTATTCGTAGACCTCCCAGAACTCGTGGACCATCGCGTGGTCGGCGCTGATCGCCTTCTGCCGTTCCAGGGCCATGTCCAACAGCGCGAGCCGCGTCTGCTCGACCATGTCGTCGGGGATGGAGATGACCAGGCGCAGGCAGTCAAACAGCGCCAGCATCTGGGCGTGGTTCTTGATGACGCGTTCCAGGCGCAGATCCTGCTGCGCGCGCAGCTTGGCCTCGAACACCTTTACCCGCTCGGCGAACAGATCGAGGATGGCGCGTTCCTGACGAATGGCGCGCACAAGGAAGTGGCTGACTTCTTCGACCTGCAGCGCGTTGAGATTGTCGGCCGCGATACGGCTTTCGGTGGTGACCTGCGGACGTTTGAAGTGCAGCTTTACGATGCGCGTGAGGATCGCCTCGCTGGCGTCCACCGCAGCGTTCTGTGTGATGACGATCGTGCCGCGAAACGGCGGCTCGTAAGTCTCGTTGCCGCCGTTGCGCACGCCGCGTGTTGCCAGCGTGCCGCCGCCGAAGAAGTCCTTCAGCTCATCCCATTCGAACGTCTTTGAATGCGCCTTGTCTGGCTCGCTGCGATCGGCTTCCAGCAGGACCACGGGCATGCCAGACACCTGGCCCATGGCGCGTGCACGGCCGGCCTTGGACGACTTGGCCGGGTCGAAGCCCTCGTAGTCCGAGCGGCCCAGCAGCTTCCACAGGAACGTCAGCAGCGTGGTCTTGCCGGCGCCCGCTTCACCGGTGGCTTCGAGGAATGGGAAGCTCTTGTGCCCGGCGCGGATCTGCTCGGCGAACAACGAGCCAAACCAGAACGTCATGGCGACCATGCCGTGGGTGCCAAAGCACTGCCACAGCCACGGCAGCCAATCTACGCGGAACGCGTCGGCGTCGCGCTGGATCTCCAGACGGATGGACTTCTGCGTCGTCTTCAAGCGCAGCTTGTCGAACTCGAAGTAGTCCTCTTCGTTGGCCGTCACCAGCTCGCCTTCGCGCACGGCCATATCGCCGAGCAGGTAGGCACGGTGCTCCTTGCTGTAGTCCACGAAGTCGATGGCGTCCACCGTCTTGATCGCCTCGGTCTGCTCTTCGATCAGGCGGTCCAGCTGGTGGCCGGTACCGGTGAACATGGCGCCGGCGGCCAGGGAGATCAGGCGCTTCTTGAACTCGGACGCGCTGGCGACGTGACCACCGGTAAAGGTGCCCTTTACGCTGGGGCCGTCGTGCGGAAAATCGACACGGAAGTAGTACCAGCTTTCGTCGGTGACCTCTTGGCGCTGAAAATACAGGGCTTCCGGGTAGCAGTTGGCAATCTTCTGCACGGAACAGGCGGCGCGCTTGATCTTCTTCAGATCCTGGTCCGCAACCTCGTCGCCTTCATCCGCATCGATGTCGCCCAGCTTCTCCTTGCGCAGCTTGTCGAAGCGTTGCGTATCGAAATCGAACCAGTACAGGCGGGAGCGGTAGTCCAGCCAGAAATCGTTGCGACCGTCGTGCTCGAACATCAGCAGGCCCTTGTCCACCGCCGAGCGAGCCACAAGCAGGTCGCCCTGGTAGCGGGATTCGTTGACGTCGTTGTCCCATTGCTTGGGATCATCGGACGCGATAGCGCGCAGATGCAGGTCGTTCCAGTCGGTCTTCTTGCCGTCGTGCTGGACGATCTGCGCGGCCCGCGAGTCGAAGCCCAGCGCCGCTGCGCGCTTGATGTGCTTATGCGTGTACGCACGGGCGCCCGGCTCGTTGTCCAGCGCCCACACGAGCGTCGGAAGATCGGCCATGCGTGCCTTTGCAAGCTCGCGCAGCGACTCTTCCGGAAATGCGTTGGAGGACATGGCCGACACCGCGCACATGCCGTGTTGCAGGAGTGCGATCGCATCAAAGATGCCCTCGACAATCCACACCTCGCGCGTCGTCTGCATGGCTGTCAGCGCGGCAGGCGCCGCCCACCACGCACCCGCATAGCTTTGGCCTGGCGCAAAGCGCGCCTTCTGCTTGCCGAAGCGGTGCGGGCGATCGATCAGGCGCTCCCACCAGCCGCCTTTGACCAGCGGAAAACGAACCGTCGCGGTACCGGCGCTGATCTTGCGATCGTAATGGCTGTCCTGGGTGTAAAGACCTTTCAGCGGAGCGAGGTCAAAGCCACGGGAGAACTGCAGGTAGGCATCCGCCGCAGCATTGGGAGCCGCGGGCGTTGGTTGGAAGCGCTTGGACCAGTCGTCGAACAGGTCGTCGTACAGATCCTTGACGTGCAGTTCGCGACCGCATTTGGACTGACGACCGCACTTCACCACCCACGGCTTGAGATGGTTGGTGTACAGCTCTTTCTTGCTGCACGAGGGGCATTTACCGCCGCGCATGTACTCGGTACCGCTCCGGTGCTTGAGTCCGTAATCCCGCTCTAGTCGAGACAGCACCTGTTGCCGCAGATCCTCTTGCATCGAACTTCCTTAGACGCCGAGCCAGCGCCGAGGCGCGTGCGGAGAGGGGGCGTTGTCGATCACGACATAAGCGCCGCCGGCACGGCGGTGCGCGTCAACGGCGGCAGCGAGCAGGCGTGCCTCTTCGTGCTTGGCGTGCGGCGCGATGCGCTGCGGTACATTGCTTGCCGCATCCACGAATCGCGGCTCCTGTGCGGTGAACCAGCTGTTGGCATGCCTCACGAGCCGACCTCGGTGTTTGTGTGTTCGAAGTCGAATAAAGCGATGGCGGCATCGGTCAGCACGACCAGGCGCTCATCGATGGCGTCAGAGGTGGCAAGTTCATCGCGCATGAGCGCGGCAACTACAACCGCGCAGAAGCGCTGATCTGTCTCAGGCGCGGCAGTGCGGCCGATGTAGCCGTGCTCGGTCTTCACCAATCCGTCGTGGATGCGCGCAACTTCCAGGCAAAGCTTCGCCGTGGGCGGCAGTGCCGCCCAATCAATGGTCTTTCGCATTCGGGTTACCTCAGAGGTGAGGGAAGAACGGCTCGCCGCCCATGGGGATCAAGTCCAGCTGGCGGTCGCCCAGCGACTCGCGGTAGGCCTGCAACGCTTGGGCGCGCTGATAGGCAGGTGTTGGTGGAAGTTCGCTGTGTGCGGTGGGTACGCCGCTGGGGCTGGCAATTCCCGTCAACTCCGAATGGCCCGTGTAGGTCGCGCCACACATCGGGTTTTCACAGACATACGAGTCGTGCCGCAGGAACTTATGTGCAAGGACGCTGGTGCGCTTGATGAGCCTTGCACTGCATGCCTCGCAGCGAAAAACGATCTTTTTCCGACCGAACATGCTCACCCCCTTGAACTCTTGGCGGTTGGGATTTCTGTGGCACTATTGGGTGGTGCCTTGAGGCCCAGGGCGATCGCCGCCTTGTGGGACTCGCCGTATTTGCCTTGAGAACGGCCGCGAAGCAGGTCATGCACGACCGACCGATCCACGCCGTTCTGCCTGGCAAATGCCGAGACCGTGATGCCATTTGCTTCAAGCCACTGTCGCGCCTGTTCCGGGCTGCGAGGCGTGAACTGCTGCATCTGGCTCTTCGGGGGCATGTGGCGGTTCCGTTTGCTTTTAGGAATGTTGTGGACTTAACTCAACATTGTCAAGTAAGGGAATGCCCGTATGACTGTAGGGAAACGCCTTAAGGAAGAACGCAAGCGCCTTGGCCTTACCCAGGAAGAGATGGCCTTGCAGTTCGGCCTGACCCGATACGCGCAACTGAACTTCGAGAAGGACATCAACCTGCCCGGCGGAGCGTATCTACTGGCCGCGCTGGACCGTGGTGTTGATGTCATGTACGTGCTGTCTGGACATCGGGCGCAGTTGGATCCCGCCGACAGGCTTCTGCTGTATGCGTTCAAAGATGCGTCACCGGCTGCTCGCAACGCTGTGCTTGCTGCATTGGGTTTGTCGGCAGATGCGTCGTCTTCTAAGACCGGGAGCGGCCCGGCCGTGTCGTTCAACAACAGCGAAATTGGTTCTGTGATTTCGACCAGCGCACCGATCGACCAGAGATACATGCAAATCAACATGGGCGGCGGCAAAAAAAAGAAGTCGTGATCAAAGTCCAGATAGGACAACTGGTCCTCGCAAAAGAGTGCGTTATCGGCAATCGGGTCCTGACGTTGAGGAATGAACGTCACAAAGCAAAGCATCGACGCAAAAAACCGCCGGTGTTGGCCGGCGGTTTCTCAGGTCATCGCGCTTGGCTCCGTGCTAGCGATCACCGCTTTCCTAACGGTGTAAGTGCGTGCGCTGAATCCTGGTGAGACGCTATTGGTGCGTCGAGTCAGGGCTCAGGCAGGTTGTTTGGAACTTCTCCCTTGCCCCTGTCAAACTTGTAGGACTGCAATTGCCAATCACCCAGACCAGACGGAATGTCTTGGAGTCCCCAGACATAGATCCACGTTTCGTATCCCCCATTCGGATATGTCTGTGTGACTTCGAAGGTCTCTCCTGGCAGACCTGAGGCGGGGAGTGGAACTGGAGGTCCGCCTGGTCCTTGAGATGCCGTCGCCATCGACGAAGAACCCGCCGGTCCGGTTCGCTTGACCGTAACTACGCCGCCTTTAAGAAGCGGCTGATATTCGGGCGAGTGTTTGGTGATCCAGTCACGGATCGCACCAACTTCAGGTGCATTTGCACTGTAGACCTTTTGAGTGGTCAGCAGTGTTGTGACTTTGGCCTCCTTGGCATTGGCTGGGCCCACGCCAGCCGAAGCCAGCAGAGCCGTAGTCAGAGCCAAGCTTAGAACTCCTAATTTCATAAGTGCATCTCCTTGTGCAGCCCCTGTTGTTCCTGGATATCACAACGGTGTTCGCTGTCCAAGCAGATAGCGTAATTTCGCCAAAATTTATGAACTAGATTCCAGTTGCATAGAAGTCGAGAAGCCACCTGATCCATTCAATGTGTGCGTGACTCTGGCGATCAGCCAGCTTATTCCGCTGATTTCAGGCTTGAGGCCGTCTAGGAAAATTTTCTGTTCCGCAGATAGATCAGCGCGCCCCAATGCCAGCGTGTAATCGATCTTTGCCATTCCGCGTTTCACCCGCTCCAACTCTGCGTGTGCATGCTGGCGTGCCGTTGCTTCATCGGCATAGGACTCCCGCAGGCTCTTGGCGTTGTCGTCCGTGCCTACCAGCACCGATTGCCGCCGCGCCTTGCCCTTGTCCACCCAGTACGCACGTACGCCGGTGTAGGCATCGCGGTCGGCCACCGAGTAGCGGTGCTGGTCTCCATCGCGCCGCGTCAGGGTAGCAGTCGGCAGTGGTTTGCCAGTCGCCGTAGTGCCGGCGCCGATCGGCGCAAACACCAACGCGCCTGCCTTCACGGTTGCTACTGCATTGAAGCGCTGGCCCAAGCGGGTGAGCAGATTCATGTCGCTTTCGTTGGCTTGGTCAAGGTGCGGCAGTTTGATCTTCGCCAATGCCTCAGCCACGCGCGGCGTCAGGGCATGTTCCCCTGCCAACATGTTGAGCACGGCGCCCAGTGTCGTGTCGTGCCAGCTGCGCTCTCGGCGTATGCGCATGTTGGCGGTGAGATCTGCACTGCGCGCGCGCACGGCGATGATGTCCGGCGCGCCGCTGTACTCCACTTCGTCGACGATGAAGGTGCCCTTGTCGACCAGGCCGGTGGCTTTCCAGCCCAAGGCGACGGCCAGGCGCACGCCGCGCTTGGGTAGTGCCATCTTGCCGTCGTGGTCATGGATGCGCAGATCCAGCTGATCGGCTTCACCGCCACGGCATTCGGTGAGAGTGAGATCGAGCAGGCGCGGCGCGATGCGCTCGGTAAGGTTGACGCCATCGAGCACCACACGCCACTGCGGAATCGAGTAGCTCATGCGGCGGTCACCTCCGGCGTGGTGTCGTCTGCGCGGCGCAGGCTCAGTTGGAACTCGATCCGTCGCGGTGTGCCGTCCTCGAAGAATAGCGAGGCGGTCTCGTTGATCGACAGCAGCAGATACGGCCCGTAGACCACGCCTGCGCCGTCGACCAGCGGTAGCGGCTCACCATCTGCAGCAAGTTCGCGCAGTGTGTCCAGGGACGCGCGGGTACCGGTGAGTTCGGGAGCAATCAGACCAGATAGGTCGATGCTGTCATCGCCTGGTCCGAGGAACTGGCTGGCCGGCCGCGCGCCTACGCGCTCGCTGGTGGCGTGGCGCCAACTCATCTGCCGCTGCAGCTGCAGGAATGCGGCGCTGTCCAGGGAAAACACGAACGTGCCGTAAGACATCATCATCGGGGCGGATCCTCAGTCGTCGCGTAGGCTGGAGCGGCGGGTGGCCATCGTTCGCCGTTCGCGGTCTTCGATCTGGCGGGCGACTTCGCGCGCCAGTGCGTTGGCGTCCATGCCAGGTGCGGCATGGACGTGGATGACGTAGCTGTTGCCGCCTGCAGGCGCGCTGGTCGCGCGCACAGGGGACGACAGCGGCGCCCGGCTGTCGATCGCCGCCACCGGCGCCGTAGCCGTCGCCAAGGCCAGTCCGGCCCCCACCGCCCGCATCCGGTTGCCGAGCGCCGTGACGGCCTGCACAGGCGCGCCCTGACCACGCTGCAGGCCGACAGTGAGGCCTTGCATGGTGAAGTCGCCCAGCTGGGCAAAAACGCGCGAGGGGCTGTGGATGCCCAGCAGGCCCTTGAAGCGATCGACTACACCGTTGCCGACGCTGGCGATCGCATCGCCGGCGGCGCCGAGCTTGGAGCGGATGCCCTGAACCAGGCCGCTGATCATGTCCGCGCCGGCCTGCAGCATTCGGGCCGGCCAGTTAGCCAACTGCAGGTTGATGCCGGCCCACAGCTGCAGCAGTCCTTGGCGGATGCGATCGCCGTTGCCGGTGAACACGCCCACGATGAGCGACCACGTGCCCTGGACGGTTTGCCACACGCCGCCCAGGATCTGCTTGATCACTGGCAGCACGAACACAAACGCCTGCACCAGCCAGCCAATCGCCTTGACGGCCAGCTGCAGCTGGGTGACCAGCACCGCGCCCAGGATCTGCCCGAGGCCGCGACCGGCGTCAGTTGCACCGTGCAACTGCGCTGTGGTGGCCTCGAACGGCGTCAGCAGCTGCTTGACCCACGCCCAGGCCTGGCCCATCGCCGCCGCGACGGTGTCCCACACCGGCCCCAGTGGCGCGAGTGCGGCCTTCAGTTCGGCCAGCACCGGCGCGGCGACATCGACGATGCCTTGCCAGACGCCGATGGCGAACGCCTTGATCGGTCCCCAGTACTTCCACACCAGCAGCGCCACCGCAGCGACGGCCGCACCGATCGCCAGCACCGGCAGGCTGACGCCGCCGAGCAGCGGCAGCAGCAGGCGCGCACCGTTGGCGAGCATGGGCAGCACGCGCCCGCCGAACGCCAGACCCTGCCGCAGCAGCACACCGAACCCGCCGCCGCCCGACAGCAGCGCCACAGCGCCGTGGATTTGTGAAAGCGCCATCGCGGCCACGCCGCCGGCCACCAGCAGACCGCCCAGGATCGTGACCAGCAGGGCGCCGGCGATCGCGGTCTTGGCGATCGCACCCACCAGCACAGGATTGGCGCGGATCCACGTCGTGACCTGGCCGACCACGGTGGCGGTGCGTTCGGTCAGTTCCTTAAACTGCGGCAGCAGCGCCTGGCCGATCGACTGGGACACCACCACGGCGGTGTTCTTCAGCAGCTGCAGCGAGTTGGCCGAGGTGGCCACCCGCGATGCGTACTCGGCAGACATCGAGCCGCCGTATCGCTGAGCATCGGCGACCTTGGCGAAGTTGCCCTGCAGCAGCTCCAGATTGGTCAGCAGCGGCGCGATCGCACCGATCGACTCGCGGCCGAACAGCTGCGTCATGGTCGCGGCCTGCTCGGCCTTGGGCAGTGCGCGCAGCTTCCGCAGCACTGACATGATTGCCCCGCCGGCATCCTTCTGCATGACCTGGGCCATGGCCGTGGCCTTGATGCCCAGCTTGTCAAAGGCCTCGCGCTGGCTCTTGGTGGCCGACTCGCCCGATGCCAGGGTGAGCAGCATGTTCTTGATACCGGTGGCCGAGACTTCCGACTCGATGCCCATGCCGGCGACGGTGGCGCCCAGCGCGGCCAGTGGCCCGCTCTGCAGGCCGGCGACTTCGCCCAGGGCACCAATGCGGTTCACCACCGCGCTGATCTTGTTGACGCTGGCCGGTCCGGTGTTGCCGAGGTAGTTGATCTTGTCGGCCAACACGACGACCTCGTCCTGGCCCATCCGGAAAGCGGTGCGCCAGGTGGCCATGGTCTGGCCGGCTTCCTCGGCGCTGCTGTCGAAGGCCACGCCCATCTTGGCCGCGTCCTCGGCGAAGCGCACCACCTCCTGACGCGGGATAGCGGCCTGGCCGGCAGCGGCGACGATCTTGGCAATCTCGGCCGGCAGCATCGGCAGGCGCATCGAGAGGTTCTCGACATCGCGTCCCATCTGCGCGAACTGCTGTGGCGTTTTGAAGTCCACGACCTTGCGCACATCGGCCATGGCCGACTCAAACTCCATGGCGTCGCTGATCGGCAGCACCGCGGCGCCAAGTGCGCGCTTGCCGGCAAACGCCATGCCGGCGCCGTACGCGCTGGCCTGCAGGCCGGCGCTTTGGATCCGGGCGCTACGACGCTGTGCAGCGTCGATCGCCACCAGGCGCTGCTGCTGGGCGCGCATCGCGGTGTTGGTGCTCTCGATCTCGCCGCGCAGGCGGCGCTCATGCGTGACCAGCTCGCGGGTGCTGATTCCGGCCGTTTCCAAACGACCACGCAGGCGCTGCAGGCCGGCCTCCTGCGCACCGTGCGCGGTCTTGAGTTCGCGTGCGGTGCGCACGGCGCGCTCGAACTCGGCATTCATGGCAGCGGTGGGCGTGCCGGTGGCCTTGATCTGCTGAGCAAGCGTGCGCACCGATTGCCGCTGCGCATCGAGCGCAACCTTGGCATGCTGTGCCATGGCCACCTGTTCGCGGTAGGCGCCGATGTCGCGATGCTGGCTGTTGAGTTGGCGCAGCGCATCGCGCTGGTTGCGCAGTGCGGTGGCAACGCCACGGCTGCCACTGAGTACGCGTTTGAACGGGCCGGTGGCGCGATCGACGGCGGCCAGGATGACCTGCAGGCGCAGATTGTCGGAGGCCGCCATTTAGGCGGCCTCGTTCGTGGGGTGGGGCATCATTCGGCTCCGCTTCGCAGGCGGGCACGCTCGCGCCACGCCGTGAGTTCGTGCAGCGACCAGCCGTCCATTTCAGACGGCGGCCAGTGGAAGATGGCCGCGATGTCGGCCATCGCATCCTCTACGCAGTCGGGAAGTCCGCTTCCCTCTGCGCCTTCGGCAAGAAAAAAACCTGCACCTCCTGGCCTACCGCCAGCAGGTCGGCCGGATCCATCGCATTGACGTCGGCGGTGGTCAGGGTGGGCGAGGAAATGCGCGGCAGCAGTGTTGCCAGCGCGGTGACATCCAGCTGCAGCACGTCGGTCAGCTTGAGGCCGCGCAGCTCACCCGCACCAGGCTTGCGCACCTTGAGGTCGGTGATCGTCTGTTCGCCGCGCGTGATCGGCTGGTCGAGGGGAATGGCTGGGGAAAAGGTCGGGGTCATCGGAAGGTCGCAGGGCTGAGGCCTGGCGGCGCCAGGCCTGAAGGGTCAGGCGCCGATGGCGCGGCGGTGAGCGGCAAGCAGATCCACGCCGTTGACGATCTCGATCATGTTCATCAGATCGATCTCGATCACGGGCACGCCGTTGATGCTGAGCTTGTAGTAGCTGGCCGATGTCTTGACGGAAAATTCGGTGTCATCGCCGGACTTGGCGTTACCTGGATCAAGCTCTTTGTGACGGCCGCGCACGACCATTTCCACCGCATCGACTTCGCCGCTGTCATCGCGTTGATAGGAGCCGGCAAAGCGCAGCTGCACGGCGTTGTGTGTGGTGGCGCCGTACTGATTGAGCACGCTGCGCATCAGACCGCCACACTTCCATTCGAACTCGATCTTCTCCTGGCCGAAGTCGATATCGACCGGGCCATTCATGCCGCCGCCGCGATATTCCTCCATCTTGCGGGACAGCGTGGGCAGCTTCACTTCGACCACTTGGCCGAGATAGCTCTCACCGTCGTTGAACAGGTTGAGCGCTTTGAGTTTCTTGGGCAACGCCATATGGTTCTCCGGGAATCAGATCGGGTGCGTTACGCGTTGACGCGTTCGGCCAGGTAGCTGGTGGTGATCTTCTGGTACAGCTGCAGGTTCTCCAGCGGCGGCACCGGGGTGTAGTCGTAGTCGATGCGCAGCGCGCCATCGGCCAGCGTGGTGGCGCTGTTGACCGTGCCGTCGTACCAGGCGTTGGCGTCGATCAGATAGCCGGACGACTTCAGGTCGCGGAACTTGGCGTTGATCGTTTCCAGCAGGTCTTTGACCAGCGAGGGGTGCATCGGCTTGTCGACGTAGAACGCCACGCCCTCGGCGATGGTGTCCGCCAGGATCTGCGCGGTGCGGGTGGCCGTCTCGAACGCGAACATCGTGTCTTCCGCGCACGTGCGCGATCCCCAGAAGCGCTGGCCGTTGAACGTGACCAACGTGGTGATGTCGCCCTCATTGAGCACGCCCGCATCGGTCGCCGGATCCTGCAGATCCCAGTGCACGTCCTTGGAGATGCCGGTGACGCCCGCCACCGGCACGTTGGACAGACTCTTGTGCCAGCCCTGCTCAGTGTCGATCTTGGCGCGCAGGCCGAGCGCACGTGCGGTGGCATACGCCGCCTTCGTGGCGCTACTGGCGGTATCGAAGGCCAGGAAGTCCGGCCAGATCATCATCAGCTCGCGATCGCCGAACTGCCCACGGTAGGTAATGGCATCGGCCACGTTATCGGCGACAGGGCGCACATATGCCATGGCGCGCAGCTTCTTGGCGATGGTCGCCAGCGCCTTTGCCACCTCCAGTGTGTCCAGCCCCGGCGCGCCCAGGATGCGCGGGCGCACGCCAAGCTGTGCCTGTGCGGCGAGCAAGGCATACAGACCGGTGTAGCCGCTGGACTTGACCTCGCCAATAACGTTGCTGGTGGTCTTGGCCGCATCAGCGTCCTCGGCCACACGTACGACGATGGTGACCGGGTTGGTCTGGTCCGCGATGCCCTGCAGCGTGGCGCGCAAGGTGCCCTGGATGCCAGCGCTGGCGATCGCACCGAGCACATCGGTGATCAACACCGCCTTGTTCAGTGGGAAGACTTTCTCATCCGCGTCGGATGCCGTGGCGACCAGGCCGACGACAGCAGTGGAGACGGTGCGAATTGTGCGCGTGCCCGCGCTGACTTCGATAACGCGGACGCCGTGGTGGTAGGCAGTGGACATAGGTTCCTCGATCAGGACGAGCGGAAGCGGAGCGGGATGGTCATGCGCGAGCGCGCATTGGCGGGGGCAACGTCGGTGCGTTCGCCTTCGATGGTCAGTACGAAGCTGCCAGGCGCATCACCGAGCGCCAGGTCGACGTGGGTCAGGCGCAGGCGAGGTTCCCAGCGCATCAATGCGGTGGCGGTGGCGCCGTAGAGCAGCGTGCGGGTGGCGCCGTTGAACGGCTGATCGATCAGTTCGGGCAGCAGCGAGCCGAAGTCGCGGCGCTGCTCGCGCGTGCCGATGGGTGTGGTGAGGATGCAGACGATCGACTGCGCCAGATGCTGCTCGCCCTCGATCACGCGCCCGGTAGAGGCATCGACGCCGATCACTGCGGGCCACCACTGAGAGCGCTGCCGGCAGTCACGCCGGTGGTCTTGTGGTTCTTGAGGCTGATCCCACCGCCGAATACGTCCGTGTCGACCTTGGCCGTGCCGGTGATGCCGGCGTCGCCGTTGATCTGCGTGTTGCCGTTGACCGTCAGCGGACCGTTGAGGGTGATGCCGCCATCGGCGGTGATCGTGGCGGTGCCGCCGCTGGGCAACGTGGCCTGCAGTGCGTGCGCGTCGGTGTCGTACTGCAGCTGCGCGCCATCGGCAAAGCGCAACACGTGCAGCGTGTCAGAGGCGGCAGGCGCTGCGAATTGGTCGGAATACAGCCCGCGTAGCACCAGGCCATCGGCCAGGTCGCCGGCCGGTGACAGTACGACCACCTGCTCGCCGATCGCCGGCGCCGACCAGATGATGGTGGTGCCGGCCAGTGTGACCACCCAGGGTAGGTAGTCGGTCAGCATGTCGCCGACCTGCACGCGGCATCGCGCGGTGGCTAGATTCACCTCGGCGACGGTGCCAAGGCGAATGGTGTTACTTAGCGCGGAGGATGCGGTGCCCATGCAGCCATGGTCAGCGGCTGCGTGCTGTGGCGCACTCGAATTGATGCGTAGAACGCGGACCTACACGGATCGCGGCTGGGTGTATCCCATCAAGCGAAGGCACGCGCCGCACTCTGCGATCCAGTATGCGGTGGACCAAGCGTCAGGCGAAGCCTACTGCTTCAGCGACGAGGGAAATGGCAGTGGTAGAAACATAGCCAGTGGCGTTGTTGCGGATCCGAATCGTCAGCTTGCCTTCTCCATAGCACTCGTTGCCAGACCCTGACAGCGCTGTGGACGTGATGCTGCAACTGTAATCGCCGGTCATCGCAGAGTAGTTCGCAGCCGTGTTGGAGGACGACCCATTGCGGTTGCCACGCAGCCAGGACACGGCAAAATCTAGCTGCACAGAATAGTTGCTCGCCGGTTGCCCGTTGGGTAGCCAAGTTCCGGAGATTGGCGAGCCGCCCACCGATTTTCCAGAGAGGCCAATCGCCCAGGTGCCATTGGCCCGAATCGAGAACGAAACGCTTGCCGTCTGGCTACCGCCTTCGGACGTGAGTGCCTGGCTGCTCGCGTAGTAGCGGACGCCGTTGTTGGAGAGTGAATAGACGGCGCTTCCCTTTCTCGCCCAACGGTTGCTGAGATCCGAACCGGCATTGTCGCGGTAGCCGACGTCCGGCGCTCTGCTGCCAAACGCCAAGGGCGCATACCGGCGGTGCAGATCGTTGCCATCGCTGGAGCGGTAGCCCGATACACCGCCAATATCGCCTTGCACGTAGAGGTCAAAGACATCGTCAAAGTCGAGTCCTGCACCTGAGCGGTAGCCCGTTGCCATGACTAGGCGGCCGCCGGTGGCTGGACCGCAGCTGCCTCGTTGTGGAGGCGGTCATAGACAGCTTTCAGATACACGACCACGCCGGCAGCGCTGACATTGGACAGATCTTGGCTGGTCACAGGATCGGAAAGGCCAGCAGCAAATGTGCGGGTCGCGATGGCATCTGAGGTGGTGGTAAGCGGCTCCCGGCCGTCCAGCATCTTGTTTACAGCACCATCGAGCAGCAGGAACTCCATCCCTTGGAAAACGACGTTTGCAACGCCGGTCAACGGGTCGTAGAAGAAATGGGACTCCACCGCGATGCGCTCAACGTCAACGCCTGGTGCGAGTGTGCGAATTCGAGAATTGGTCATGGGGCAGCCTATGGATCAGTGGATGGGTCGGAGGTCAGCGAGGTCAGCCTGCAGCCGCCGAACGGCGTTGGACAGTTGTTTGATGGCGTTGAATGCGACCGGCAGGAGCTGATCAATGTGGACCGATGGCACCAGTTCACCGGCAAAGCTCACGCCGTGCGCGTCCACTGTTTCGGGCATCAGTTCCAGCAGCTGCTCTGCATCGAAGAACAGGCGCACCCGTCCATCCGGGTTGTACTGTTCTTTGTAGCGCCCCAGCAGCGTGGTGACTTGTTCCACCTCGGCCAAGCCATAAGGCAACGCGCCAATGATGTTTTTGAGCTTGCGAGATGAGCCGAAGTCAAAGCCCCCGACGGCTGATAGTGCACCGGAGGTGGTCAACCCCATGCGCTGCTGCAACGCCCCGTTGTTGGTCGCCATGCCGATACGCAGATGACCGTTCTCGCTCCAAAAGCCGATGTTGTAACCACCATCGATCAGCCCAAAACCACCGCCGAAGCTGCCTGAGCTTAGGCACGCAAAGCTGTTGACGCCGTAGCCTGGTTGGCTTACGGTCGAGCGCAGTGATAGGGTGCCTGCCGTGTTCAGTACTGCTTCTGCGGTGGAATTGAAAGCGCCATTGGGACGAAGACAGATGCTCGCTCCACCCTCGGCTCCGAGGACGGTGAGGTTACTTTTGCTGATGAAATAGCCCGATGCGGAGCCTAAACTATCTGCTTGCACCGATCCCGCAAAGGAGCCTGCCCCCGAAACTGCGATTTGTGTGGTTTCGAGGTAGAGCGGGTTAGCGCCTGTTCGAATACGGCCCGCGACCCAAGCGTTATTATCCTTATTGACGAAATCTAAGACTGGCGTGCCGTTACCGTAGTCACGCATGAGCACGCGGCCGGCGCTTGAGACGATGGCGTCAAATGCACCCTGTGCGCCGCTGCTGATGTTGATTCCCAGACGCGTGACGGTGAGCTGTCCGGTCATCGTGTCCCCTGATCTGGTCACGTAGTTGGCGTGTGAGTGGTCCGCAGGTGTGAAGGTTTGCGGCTTGTTGCCGACTTGGTCCCACGATGGCCACGCAGTCGCTGTGTTAGGGACGCCAGTCAGATTCTCCCACGCGCGGTAGTAGGTGCCGTGCTGCCCGTCGAGCTTGTCGGCATCCAAATTGTTCCCGGCGCCTTCGTCCTTAAGGGCTGCGCCCTTCAGTTCGAGTGCGGTGCGCAGCAGCGCAGCGCTTGTCACCCCGAGTAGTCCTCGAATGAACGCGGATGGAGCGCCGGCGCCCAGGCGAGCGTCCAAGATCTTCTTCAACAGCCATGCGGTAATGACGCGGATCTTGTCATTGCCTGCAGCAGCTTCTTCTTCAGTCGCTAGCTCGACGATCCCGGCCACGTCGGTCGTGGCGGCCGGGTCGGTGAAGTTAGTTGCGCCGAAGGCGATCTGCTTTACGTCGATGTCGACAAAGACCGCATCCAGGGCGAGCAGCAACATGGCGGCAGCAGCCTTGCCGAGTAAAAGCGTCGGCTGACTGTAGACAGCGAACAGCGTGCCGTTGGACAGATACAGGCCGAACCCGTAGCAGTCATACACGGCATCGGACTCATCACGAATGGACACATGAATCGTGTCGTCGGCAGTAACGGCCCCACCCACGGCCGCTACCCGTTTAATTTCGCCTGGCAGCGTGGTCAATGCGGCAGAAACGGTGAATGGCGCGTTTGTGATGCCAACATGGCTGATCAACACGGGGTTGGTGCCGGTGTTGGGATCATTGACCAGCGCGGCACGGCCGGCATTGGTGACTTGGAGTTTGAGACCGGGCATGTCGGGGTCCAGTTACTGGGCATCCATGAGCAACCGTCGATAGACGGCTGGACGCGCAACGGCGATCACGCCGATGCGGGCTTCTGCTTGGAATCCCTGAGTGAAGGTGAAGTGGGAACGGACAGGCTTGGTGCGCTCGACTTCGGCAATGACTTCATTGACGAAACGCGACGTCGCGGTCTGACCATCGGTGCCGGTCAGCGTGAGCGTGAGCTCGAAGGTATGCGGCGCGCCTGGCGGCTCGATCTGCCACCATTCGCGGATGGCCACCGCGCCGCCGAACGACTGGACGACCATGCGGACGCTGTTGGCGGTGCCTTTGCGGCGCTGAATTGCCATGGCGCTGCGCAAGCGCGAGCGTTTGACAGCGTCGCTCCAGTCTGCTTTCCAGTCATCGACCGAGAGCGTCCACGCCAGCCACGGCAGCTGGCCGGCCGGGCATGTGTCCGGATTCCACAGGTCTGGATACGGCAACGGAATCGCTTCCAGGCGCTCGGTGACAGCGGCCAGGGCGCGCTCCATCGGCGTGGCATTCGGCGGCAGCGGGGAGTTACTCATCGATGCCGGCGTGCACGATGTCGATCGCGGTGCAGTACGCAGCCTGCGTGCGGCTGATCCGAATGTCGGCTGCAGGCGAATCCAGCTCGACGCGCTGCACACCATCGGCGAACAGCTTGGCCTTGATGGCGGATTCCGGTACGTCGCGACCGATGCGATGTGCCTCATCCAGATACGCCTGCAGGCTGCGCAGCGCCTCGCGCATGACGACAGCCGAGTCGGGGCCGGCGTAGGTGTAGACGCGCCCACGAATGGCGTACGGGACGATCTGGGCGCTCTGGACCGTGACACTGTCGGTCAGCGGGCGCACGTCGTCGTTGGTGAGGATCGCCGCGACCTGGTCCAGCAATGGCTGGGGAGCCGTGCCGTCGCCAGTGCGCGACTGGACAGTGACCAGCACTTGCCCGGGTGCGGGGCTGGTGGCACTGGCGTCCATGACATCGGCCGCTGCGCTGAGCGCGTGGTAGATGTAGGCGCCCTCGGGGCCAGCGACGCTGAAGCCCTCTGGTGCCAGTTGGATCCGGCGGCGGAAGTCCACGTCCGACTCGTAGGTCGGTGCAACGCCGGTCTCCGGTTGCCCCGGATTAAGCACCAGACGCGCCACTCCGAACAGCGCGCCGAGGTGATCGAGGTTGGTGCCGGTGGCGAAGGCCAGCATCGTCTGCTGGGCCTTGTCGTTGGCGCGTTGGCGCAACAGCAGCTCACGAGCTGCGAACAGTTGCAGGATCTTGTAGACCGGATCGGCTTCGGTGAGCGCGGAGAACTCCGGCATCAGCCTGCGGAATTGCGCAAGCGCATCGGAAAAAATCGTCTCGAAGTCCAGCGCCTCGATCAGGTCTGGAGCTTGAAGTTTCGATAGATCGACGGCGGTGAAGGAGGCCATGTGGCGAGCAGATAAGAGGACGCGTCTAGCGTCCCTTCGCGATGGCCGCAAGCCAACGGACTCGCCACGTAGGACGCGCGCTTACCGGCTCAAATGCTCGATGAGCATGGCGCGGATCTGCTCATGGTCGTTGGCAGTTATTCCCAGTAGCACTCGTTTCTCGTAACGTGCCCTTGGGCCACCAGGCCGCACTTGCTCAGTCAGTCCCTCTTGATGCACGCGCGCAATCCGCGACACGCGGCCCACAAATCCAACGCTTGCAGCATTGGGGCTGGCGCTGACCTTGAAGTACTTGGCCTGCCGCAGCTTGGCAAACATCTTGGCGCGTTTGACCCGGCCGGACTTCTGTCGCAGCTGCTGCTTGCGCGGGGCGTACGGCGAACCGTCAGGCGCCTGCTGTTTACTGATGCGCTGGCTTTGCGAGCGCCGCAGTTCCGTTCCGATCTTGCGTGCCAGCGTGCGGCGTTCGCCAGGCTGCAGGCGCGCCAGCAAGGGCGCGGCCCAGTTCTCCAGCGCGGTCAGCTCATCCATGTCGGATCGATCACCGGCTCGGGCGCATGGGTCATGTCATAGCCGCCGCCATCCTTTGCCGTCACCACGACGCGTTCGGTCAGCGGCAACTTGATCGACAGATCCACCGCGTCGTTGGCGAGGATGTCGGCCTCGAAGGCGATGTCGCCGCGTCGTGTGGGATTGGATAGCAGCTCGGATTGATTGACCTGCACCCATTCCAGCAGCGGCAGCATCACGCTGTCGGGATGGCCGGCGTAGTCGGTCAAGATCAGGTTGAGCGTGTATTGGTACTCGAACGACAGCCCTGGCTGGAACGTGCTGACCAGGCTGCCTGCATCGATAAACACCAGCAGCCGATCGGCATCGCGTGCCAGATCCGGCAATGCCGCGACCAGATGGGCACGCAGGCTCGCTGGCTTGATCATGGCGCCGGCTCCGGTGCGTGCAGGTCGATCCAGTCCTGCAGCGCGCTCAGTTGCGTGGCGGTGGCGTGACAGCTGGTGTAGTTGTCGGCGACGGTACCGGCAATGCCAGAGAGCGTAATGCCGGCGGCCGGCGCATCAGGATTTCCGGTGGCCGGCCCGGCAGGGTTGCCCGTGGCGGCGGCGTCATGCAGCCGGACAAAGCCAGCAGGGATAGCGCAAGCAGCGTCAGCTTTCTGGGTGACATAGATCGGGATCTCGCGGGTGATGGTGGCGCCGGCTTCGCGCACGATCTGCACGCGGTCGACGTACTGCGTCACGACGGTGGTGGAACCTCTAGCGCTGTCGCGTTCCGCTTCGGCCTGGCGCTTAGCCTGCAGCGCTGCATCGCGGTCTTGCAGCGCTGCGCTGACGCGTTGCTCCTGCCACACGCAGCTGCCGACGAGCACTGCAATCAGCGCCAGCAAGATGATCAGGCGCGTGACCATCAGGGCACGCCCAGGATCTGCAGGGCGCGCTGCGTGCGCATGACGCGATCGCTATGGCCTTCGGGCAAGCGCTTGGCGCGCACGTTGCCCAAGTTGATCTTGCGGCCCAGGCCCAGCACGTCGCCGGCATCGGCCAGCACGTTGAGGCCGTTGTCGTGCCAGTACGCCGCCGCACCCAGGGCGCTCGGCTCTATCTGCAGCAGCAGGTCGGGCTGTTCTTCCACCGGCAACCCGATCAGCACACCGATGCGGCGGTAGTTGCCCCGGAACGTGTGCTGCATCGGGCCACGGCCCCGGAAGAGGTGGCCATCGCCGCTGGCTTCGTTGCCATTGCCCAGACGGTCGGCGTAGACGAAGTTGGCCAGGCCGACCGGGTTACGCAGGAATTTGGGAGCCTGGGCCGGCGTGATGCGTTCGCCGTACACCTCCAGCAACCGAGCGCTGGTGGTGTAGGTCAGCCCTTCTTCCATGCGCGACAGGCTCAGGCTTTCGTGACCGACCTGGCCGAGCCAGTGCGCAGCGCGGCGCTTGGTGGTGATGCCGAAGCGGTTGGCGGCGGCAAGCAGCGGGCTGTGCCACCTCTGGGCGCGTTGCGGCGAGCACTGCATGATCGAGGCGAGCTGGGTATCGGTGAACATCAATCGACCTTCAGGATGCGCGCCACATTGCCCTGGGCGCGGTAGGTGAGCACCGCCAGCACGATCAACGTGCCCAGGTGCCAGAGACTGACCTGCGAGCCGGCGCCGGCCAGCAGGATGTGCAGCGCCTGGCCGCCGGTGCTGGCGATCAGCAACCACGCGCACCAGCCCGCGCCGCGTCGATGGCGGGCATCGACCGGGCGGTGGTAGGTAAGCAGGCGGACGCAGATGGCGAGCGAGGCCATCAACGTCAGGACGGTGACCAGGCTATGCACTGGGCGGACCTCCACGACGTAGGAAGGAAAAGTCGAATGACTTGCTCTTTTCGATCAGGCCCAGCGTTACGGTGATGGCGCACGCCGCGCTGGCGAAGGCTGCCACGCCGCTGGACTTGATCGGCAACCAGCGCAGGATCTCCGGCGCCAACTGGTAGCCGGCGATCACGCTCACCGGGAAATAGATCAGCCGCGCCAGCAGCGGTTGCTTGGCGGCGGACACCACGAACAGCGCGCCGCCGGCGAAGGCGCCAATCAGCGCGTCGCCGTCGATGCCAGGCAGCACGGAGGCAAGGCCCACACCGGTGGCGATCAAGAAGCCGCTCGATACGGAGGTGGGTTCGGTCATCAGATCAGTCCCATAGCTGCACAAGCGGCGTCATTGCCGGTGTGGTGGTGGTTACCTCGGGCAACTCCACCGGCGTGCCATGCGGCAGCACGGCGCCCAGTTCGGCTAGGCCGGGATTGAGGAGATAGGTGCGCTCGACCAGGCCGGTCGTGCTGCCCAGGTGGCGCCAGCACAGCAGGTCGACGGTGTCGCCTTGCATGGCGTGCACGCGCATCAGATGAGCTCCACCGTGCTGCGCGGCAGGTTCTGCAGATCGCGCACGGCCCAGCGTTGGTCGCGGCGCAGCTCGGAGATGCTGGGTGACAAGTCATCGGCGCGCTGGTTGGCGCTGTCGGTCGCGTCGAAGCTGCGGTAACGCTCAGCCACCTCGACGGCGGTGGCACACGCAACGGCGCGCAAATACAGCTGTACACGGCGCGAGAGGCCGTCGACGGTGGTGCTGGGTACATCGGCCAATGCGGCCCAGCCGGCGGCCTGCTGTGCCCGCGCCCAGGCATCCAGCGCATCGTTCACCGCGAGCATCGCGGCGACGATGGCGTGGCGTAGGCGGGTATCGGTGACGGTGCCATCCAGGCGCATGCTTGCCCGCACACTCGCCGGTGCGATCGCCGGCCAGAACGGTGCGTTGGCGATCGCATCAGGCGTTGCGCTCGTGGTGCCGGTGGCAGTGAATCCGCTCATGGATGGCTCGGAAGAGATCGCCGGTGGTCGGGGCGTCACCGCAGCGATGAAGTGCTGTGGATCAGCCCCGAGCCGGCGAGGGTTGCGGGGACGCTCGGTTATGCGCTGGTGCCCGCAGGCTCAGCGCTGAACTTCTTCAAGAGGCGCTCGGCGCGCTCCAGATCCTTCTTGCCGCCGCAGCTGCCGTGCAGTGCGATGGCGCGCTGCAGGTCGGCCACAGCGGCAGCGGCGATCGGCTGCGCCTGGTCGGCGGGCGTCTCGTCGGTGATGCCCGTCAGCGATGCGCGAGCCAGCGCCAGGTGCAGCTTGGCGCGCACCTCGTCGGGCATGTCCTGCTCGGCGGTCAGCGTGGCGGTGTCGGCCAGCACGGCCGCATCGAACGGCTGGCCGGTCTTCTGCGCCGACAACGCCGCCTCGGCCACTTCCTCGGCCAGCACGCAGCCCACCGTGCGCGAGAAGCGGTCGGGCATCTGCAGGTTGTGCTTGAGCACGTAGGCGCCCAGCTCCAGCGCGCCGGCATAGTCGCCGGCATCAATGCGCCAGACCATGCATGTCATGACGATCTCGTCCTGCGCGCCCTGGCCGCCGGCAAGCACGCCGGCCAGATACGGCACGTAGGCCGGCAGCAGCTGCACCTTGAGCGCAGCTTTGCCCTGGGTGGACTGGATCTGCTTCAAGCGAAGGCGATCGCTCCGCAGCTGCGCCATGTGTTGCTCGTAGGCGGTGGCACCGGCCATCAACTGGTGCGGGGCGCGCTGCGCCGCTTCCAGCTCGGCCAGCACGCGGCTGTGGTGACGCTTGGCGGGACTGTCGGCCATGGCTTAGGCCTCGATCTCGATGTGCTCCACCACGCAGCCCAGGCCGTAGTCTTCGACCACGTACGCATCGTTGGAGGACTCGTAGTTCTCGATGCGATCGCGTGCGGGCACTTCCTGGATGTAGCGGCGACGGCCGCCGGTCTGGTAGTAGATCGACAGGTTCGCCAGAGAGGTCACCATCAGCGCGCCGTCCGGCAGATACGGCACCTCGGCCACCTGCAGGCCCCCGACACGGCGCTGGCTCAAGATCAGGTCGGTGGCGATCTTCTCGCTGGCCGGCTGGTCCTTGTTGACCATCGGGAAATACTTGTCGTGCATCAGGTCGCGGCCCAGCACCACGACCAGGCTCGGATCCTTGCGGTGCCAAGGGTCCAGCAGGTTGCTCACGACGTCGTACACCAACGCGTCGAGGTTGCCGTAGTCGGCACCGGCACCGCCGATCAAGACCTTGCCGGCAGTCTTGCCGCTCGCCAGCACACGCTGGGCGGCATTGGTGCGGTACTGCTGCAACCAGCCGATGTTGACGTCTTCCAGCAGCGGGAACGCAGCGCGATCGGTGTCGGCAGCGGCGTGCGTGCCGTTGAAGCCGATCTGCAGACGGTCCAGCGCCTGACGCTTGACGATGGCATCGCGCAGGCGCGCCTGGAAGTCGGGGAACTTGGCCCAGGTATCGAGCAGCGCATACGGAATCGCGGTGTCGAAGTCGGTCTTCTTGGCGAGGTACTCGTTCTTGTCGAGCGCGGCCACATTGCGCGGGGTGCGGGTCTTGCCAGCGCCGGTATCGGTGCGGCTGGCGATGCTGCCGGTGACGCCGATGCCCACCTTCTGGCCGGACAGTTCGTCCACCGGGATGATGTTGATCTTGGACAGGAACTCGCTCGACTCCTGCATGCGCGTTTCCAGCTTCTGCTGCACGGTCGGATCGACGGCGAAAGAATGGAAGGCGGAGGTGATGCCGTTGAGCTTGGCGATCTGCTCGGCGAACTGGTTGAACTGCAGGCGGGTGGCGTTTTGCATGGTGGCTCCGAAGGTGGGGCGCTGGCGGCGTGTGTGTGGTGTGGGATCAGCAGTCGGTCAGCACGGCCGCGCCGGTACCGGTGACCACCGGGCGTGCGGGCTGCGTGGGGTCCGGCTGCTGCGACAGCGACTCGCGCAGCTGCGCCAAGTCGTTTGCCAGCTGCTCGTGCTTGGTCTTCTGCTCGGCGTGCTCGGCCTGCAGGCGGTTGAAGCGTTCGTCCTGGCCGCGCACGTGCTCGGCGATCTCTTCGACGCCCTGGCCGAGGTCGGCGAACTGTTCGGCGGTGATGCTGGTGGCGTCCTCGCTCTTGAGCGCAGTGCGGATCCGGTTGAGCAGGCTGACGACGGGGCCTTCGCTCACCTCGCTGAATTCCAGCGCGGTTTCTTCGGCGACGGTGAACAGGTTGCCGGGTGACTGCTTGCGATCGGTGAGCGGATTGGCGTCCGGGTGCTGGCTGGCGAAGGTCAGCATCGAGGTGCCCAGGCTCGCCGGCGAATCGGTGACGGCCAGGCCGACCAAATACGCTTTGCCGGTGTTGGCAAACTTCTCCTGCACCTCGATGCTGGTGTAGAGCTTCTGCTTGGACTTGTTGATGGTGATCAGGTCGGCGGTCGGCTCGATCTGTGCGAACAGCGCCAGGCGCTTGGTGCCATCAATTTCGACCTCTTCGGCTTTGACGGCGGTGACATCGCCATACGCACGGAATGGCGAGTCCGGCAGCAGGCTGCGCATGTGCTCGATCCAGATGCGGGCGTTGTAGGTCTCGCGGTTGTAGGTGGCGGCCATGTCGTCGATCCAGCTGCGCTGAATCGTGCGGCCATCGGTGGTGGCGCCTTCGACGGCCACGCGGAACCAGTTGGAACGAAACTTCTTGGCCTTGGCCGACATGGGTGTCCTTTGCGCTGGATGCGTTTGCGATGACTCATGGTCAAACGCGACGCATAGCGCAGCAACGAAATCACCGTGTAAACAAGGTGATTACGCGTTGCTCAACTGTCGGGATTAAGAGGTGTGCCGCACCCTGGTCGGCATGCAAAGCGTTGCCACCCAGCTCCCGATGGACACCCGCAGACAGGCCAAGTTCCTGTACTGGATGGGATGGCGCGTGACCGAAATTGCGCAGGCCATCGGCGAGAATGAGAAGACTGTACACAGCTGGAAGTCGCGTGACGAGTGGGATCGCGCAGACAACGTGGAGCGCATCGGTGGTGCATTGGAAGCGCGGCTGGTCGTGCTGATCATGAAGCCGGAAAAATCCGGCGGCGACTTCAAGGAAATTGACCTACTGCATCGGCAGTTGGAGCGCCAGGCGCGCATCCAGCGCTACCAGGGTGGCGGCAACGAAGCCGACCTGAATCCGGCTGTGGCGAACCGCAACGCCGCGCCGAAGAAGAAGCCCAAGCGCAACGACTTCACTGAGGAACAGATCGAGCAGCTGACCACGGCGTTCGTCGACGGCTGCTTTGACTATCAGCGCGATTGGTACCGGGCCGGTAACGAGCGCACGCGCATCATTCTCAAGTCGCGCCAGATCGGTGCCACGTTCTACTTCGCCCGCGAGGCGCTGATCGATGCGCTCACCACCGGGCGCAATCAGATCTTCCTCAGTGCGTCCAAAGCGCAGGCGCACCTGTTCCGCGGCTACATGCAGCAGTTCGTGCGCGAGACGATTGACGAAACGCTCTCAGGCGGCGACAGCATCGTGTTCCCCAACGGCGCCGAGCTATTTTTCCTGGGCACCAATGCGCGCACTGCGCAGGGCTACCACGGCAATTTCTACTTCGACGAGTTCTTCTGGACGTACGGGTTCAACGAATTGAACAAGGTCGCCAGCGGCATGGCGATGCACAAGAAGTGGCGCAAAACTTACTTCAGCACGCCATCAAGCATGGCCCATGAGGCCTACACGTTCTGGACCGGCGAGCGCCGCAACAAGGGTAAGCCGGCCGCACAGCGCATCCAGATCGATGTCTCGCATGATGCGTTGGCCGGCGGGCGCCGCTGCCAGGACCGCGCCTGGCGGCAGATCGTCAATATCCTCGACGCCCAGCGCCGTGGCTGCGACCTGTTCGATATCGAGGAACTGCGCGAGGAATACAGCCCGGACGCCTTCGCCAACCTGTTGATGTGCGAGTTCGTCGACGACGGCGCCAGCATCTTTCCGCTGGCGATGCTGCAGCCGTGCATGGTCGACAGCTGGGTGGAGTGGGGCGACGACTACAAACCATTTGCCCTGCGTCCCTTCGGCGATCGCGCGGTGTGGATCGGCTACGACCCGGCTGACACCGGCGACACCGCCGGCCTTGTAGTGCTGGCTCCACCGTCCATCCCCGGCGGCAAGTTCCGCATCCTAGAACGGCATCAGTTCCGTGGCATGGACTTCGCGGCACAGGCCAAATTTATTCATGGCGTCACGCAACGGTACTGGGTGACCTATATCGGCATCGACACCACCGGCATGGGTAGCGGTGTGGCACAGCTGGTGAAGCAGTTCTTCCCGAATCTGGTCACCTTCAGCTACTCGCCCGAGGTCAAAACGCGCTTGGTACTCAAGGCGTTCGACGTGATCCACAACGGCCGCCTGGAGTTCGACGCCGGCTGGATCGACATGGCGCAATCGTTGATGGCCATCCGCAAGACCATGACGGCCAGCGGCCGCCAGTCCACCTTCACCGCTGGCCGCTCGGAAGAGACCGGCCACGCTGACCTGGCGTGGGCACTGTTCCACGCGCTGCAGAACGAACCGCTGGAAGGGCGCACCGCGCGCAACTCCGGCTTCATGGAGATCTCTTGATGTTGACCGACCAGCTGCCCGCCGCCGTGCCCGCAGCGCCCGCGCGTGCCGAGGCCTTTACCTTTGGCGACCCGACACCGGTGCTCGATGGGCGCGGCGTGCTGGACTATCTGGAGTGCTGGCAGAACGGGCGCTGGTATGAGCCGCCGGTGGCGCTGGATGGCCTATCCAAGACCACCCGCAGCAATCCGTTCCTGCAGTCCGGGTTGATCTTCAAGCGCAACATGCTGGCGCGAACCTTCAAGCCGCATCGGCTGCTGACACGCGAGGCCTTCGAGCAGCTGTCGCTGGACTGGATCACGCTGGGCAATGGCTACCTCGAGCGCCGTCGCAACCGTATGGGTGGCTCGCTGTCGCTGGCCGCGCCGCTGTCCAAGTACATGCGGCGCGGCATCACCGAGGGTGAGTATTTCCAGGTTCGCACCTGGCACGACGAGCACGTGTTCGAGCCAGGCAGCGTGTTCCAGCTGCGCGAAGCCGATGTCGATCAGGAGCTCTACGGCCTGCCCGAATGGATGCCGGCAATGCAGTCCGCGCTGCTCAATGAGTCGGCCACGTTGTTCCGGCGCAAGTACTACAACAACGGCTCGCATGCCGGCTTCATCCTCTATCTGACCGATCCCCAGCAAAGCCAGGAGGACGTCGACGCGCTGCGCGCCGCCATGAAGGGCGCAAAGGGGCCAGGCAACTTCCGCAACCTGTTCCTGTACTCGCCAGGCGGCAACAAGGACGGCTTGAAGCTGATCCCGGTCAGCGAAGTGGCGGCCAAGGACGAGTTCAGCGGCATCAAGGGCATCACCCGCGACGACATGCTGGCCGCGCTGCGGATCCCGCCGCAGCTCATGGGCATCGTGCCGCAGAACGCCGGCGGCTTCGGGTCGATCCGCGAGGCCGCCGCTGTGTGGGCCGCCAACGAGCTGGAGCCGCTGCAGGCGCGCATGTTGAAGATCAACGACTGGGTGGGCGATGAGGTGATCGCCTTCGCCCCCTACGCGCCGCCAGCGGCCGCGTAATCCTTTCCTACCGCAAGACCACGCAATGCTCAAGAACCTCCGTTGTGGCGAATGTGGCCGCCTGCTATGCAAGGCCGGCGCCTTTGACGAAATCCAAATCAAGTGCCCGCGCTGCGGCACGCTCAATCACCTGAAGGCCGAGAGCCTCACCTCCGATCGCCGCGAGCGAATCCAAGAAGGTTCTCACGATGAAAAACCAGCTCCTGCAGGGCGACGCCCTGACCATCCTGCCCACGCTCGAAGCGAATGCGTTCGACGCGCTGATCACTGACCCGCCGTATGCCAGCGGCGGCCTTACCGCCGCTGCCCGTGCGCGGCCGCCGTCAACCAAGTACTGCAGGGATGGGGGGCACGCCGACTTCTTTGGCGATGAACGCGACCAGCGTTCGCACCTGAAGTGGATGCATCTGTGGTTGTCCGAGTGCGCACGCGTGCTCAAGGACGGCGCGCCGGTACTGCTGTTCACCGACTGGCGCCAGCTACCGCTGACCACTGACGCTCTTCAGATCGCCGGCTTCACTTGGCGCGGCATCACCGTGTGGGACAAGACCGAAGGCGTGCGGCCGCAGTTGGGACGCTTCCGCAACCAGGCCGAATATATCGTCTGGGGCAGCAAGGGCAACATGCCGCTGGACCGCCGCGCGCCAGTACTCCCTGGTGTCATCCGTGAGCCTGTGCGCAAGGCTGACAAGCATCACCTGACCGGCAAGCCCACTGAATTGATGCGGCAGCTGGTGCGGATATGCGAGTCAGGCGGGCGGGTGCTCGATCCGTTTGCAGGGAGCGGGACAACCTTGGTTGCGGCGGAACTTGAGGGTTATTGCTGGACTGGGGTGGAAAAAACCGAGCACTATGCAACAGTTGCCAGTGGCCGAATCTCCGAAATTTAA